ACAAAATCTGTAATACCACCTCTTCCAACAGAATCTACTTGAATAATTGCTCCATTACCACCACCACTAACTAATACACTATCTCCTTCAGTATATAAATTTCCATCATTAGTTATAGAAATTGTTTTAGGAATACCTGTGATAGTTGCTTTGATAAAAATATCAGATTCATCATTTATTGTACCTCTTACAACTTCACTTATTTGAAAGGTACCTGAAATAGTATCATTGTTTAAAATTAATTCAGATACTTCAGTTGTACCAATTTGAAATTTAAATACATTTTCAACTACTGCTGTGGCTTCTGATGTTTCGCCTGTTATTGTTCTACCTATTAAATTAGTTGTATCACCAACAGTTCCAATTGCTCTTAATATTGTTTTTGTATCCCAAGTACCATCAGATGTTCTTAACATTTGTTCTCTAGGATATATTGTTTCTGAATTTAATCCAAATAATAATCTAAAAAATAATTGGTGTCCTCTATTTGTACCTTTTGCTCGATATAATGATTTAACATTTTTAATTAATTTTCTTTTGTCAACACCATTACTTAATGTTTCTGGTAATGTGTTTAAAAATTCATTTCTAAATTTTGTTAAGAAATTTGATATAGCTTTATCAGGATCTCTAAAATTTAATAACTCTTGTATATTGTTTACTGGATTTGGTTTGTAATTATTAATAATTGCTGTAGCGTTAGAACTAGCGCCCACAACTGTTTCACCATCTATAAACTTATCTTGTGCTGATATAAAAAGTCTATTATTACCTAAATCTTCAGCAAGTACAGTTGTAGTTGCATTTGAAGTTTGACCAGTGATTATTTCGCCTCTAGTAAATTTACCATAAGTAGAACTTTCTAAAATTATTTTATCACCGGCATCTAATTGTGTTCTATCTGTATCTAAACGAGAACCATCTAATATTAATTCATTTTCTTGTGCAGTTTCTGTTTCTAATAAAATACCATCTGTTGTTTGTATAGAAGTAACACCTAACTCTGCTGACTCCATAAACGTATAATACGTTTTTAGAAATTCTAAAAATTTAGGGTGTTGTTCTAATACGAACTCTGGAACCTGTTGATTAATCAGGCTTGATATTTTATCTGTGAACTTTGCCATTAGTAATTAGATGTTGTTGTATATCCAATACCAGCATCAGCAGAACCACCAACAAAAGTATCTGCCTCTACTGTGATAGTTGAGTTTGCTGTATCTATTTCTAAAATCTGATCTCTAACAGGAACTATATCATAAGAATCTGGCTCTACAGTTATTTCAATAACAGTAGATGATGCACCTCGTATATTTTCTACTGACGCAACATTTAAAGAGTTGATTGTGATTTGACCAGTTGTATAATTAACTGTTCCTTGAGTGTTATTTGCATATGTTCTAACAGAACCTACAAAATAATATCTTCTTATATTTCCACTTCCATCATCATCAAGGTAATAAACATTACTATCATTTGGTACTTTAAATCCTGTTGAACTTATAACACCACCAGATGCTGATTTATGTCCAGAGTGTGGATTAAAAATACCATTTCTAAAATAAACATCATATCTTGTAGATGTACTTAATGTTGGAGTAAATGATTTTCTTATAGTTAATTTAGTTACGTTTGATAAGATACTAGTATCTGTATCATCTATTAAACCTGTAACTTTTGAATGTCTAAACACACCATCAAATTTTTGAAGTGTATCTGTGTTGTAATTTGTTAAAGTGGTTGTGACATTTGATTTTATTGTATCTGAAGTTTTTGTAGTTGCTTTTTCATCATACTTTACAACTGTATTAAGTATAAGAGATGTAGTTTCTGGATCAACAATCTCTGGTCTAACAGATGCAACATTAAATTTTTGTAATTGTGTTATAATACTTGTCTTTGTAGTATCTGTAAGTGTAGAACCTGATGCTGCTTTAATGGCAATCTTTACTACACCATAAATTGGTGTTTCATCATCTTCACCACCCCACGCTGAAACTGATAATGCGTTTGGATATATTTCTTGTACAAGTGTTTCATAATCACCTGTTGTAACTGCTCTATCTTGTCTTGCATATTGTAACGGTGCATTATATCGTATTGACTCTTTTGATTGAGCCTCTGCGCCACCTTGAGCACTTGAAACTGTTGTTATAGTAACATCTGTAAATCCACCAACACTTCCTGATAGCGTAAATGCAGAAGCACCATTTGCTTCAGTTTTGTTGGAAACAATGTATTCTAAAATTACAATGTTACCATCATCTAAAGATTTACCAACAATACCATCACCAAAATAAACTTCAAACTTACCATTTTCACCTTCTTGTAAAAAATAGACTTTTGATGTATTATCTAAAGAAGTTAAACCTGTTGCTTTTGTCCAAGTGTTTGTTGTAGTATCAGAAACTGAATTTTGTATTTGTACTTTTAAAGTTGATGTATCAGCAGTTATACTTGGAATAATAAATTTCTGGTCTGGATCAGAAGTATCTACAGTATATTTAAATGTAACTAAAGTACCTTCGTAAATTGGTATACTATGAAACTTGTAAATACCATTTAAAGGTGTCATTGTGTGAGAAGCATTTGTTACAAACTGATAAGTTGTTCCATCTACAGTTGTTGTGAAAGTTGTTCCTTTTGCCATGGTAACTGATGCGCCAGAACCATTGTTTAATAAAACATCAATTGATGCTGTTGGAGACTTAGGTGATGTTGGAGTATAACCTAACATCTTCGCTAATGAAACTATATTTTTTCTGATGTCAGCACTGTCCAAGTACATTTCATTTGCTAACATATTAGCATTGAAACCTAGATAGTGAGTATTATATGCAAGAGTATCTAAAAGAATAGCAAAACCTGAACCTTCAAAATCATAATCTTGGAACTCTGCTTGATTTTGTAAAAATGTTTTTAAGTTTGATTTTATATTATCAAAATCTAATTCTGATACTGAAAGTTTGTTTGATGCCATTGCTATCTAATCCTTTGTAATAGTGTCGTTACAGAAACTGGTTCAGGTATATTCATAACATAAAAATATACAGTAACTTCAATTCCATTTCTATCAGGTTGTTCGTTAACTGAAACCTGTGATAATCTTGCTCTTGGTTCGTAGTTAGTTATAACTTCTTCTACTTTTCTTCTTATGAAAATACCAGTAAGTGGTGTAAAATTTTCAAAAAGTAATTCTCTTATACCACAACCTAATTCTGGATGGAATGGTCTTTCATAATGATTAGTTTGAATTAAATTTTTAACACTTCTTTTTACAGCATTAACATCTTCAATTTTTACAACATCATTTGTAACTACGTTTCTAGTAAAATCTAAATCTAAATCTTTATAAAAAGACCTTACAGATTTTTTACTTTTATTAGTATTTGAAGCGTCATATATTGCCATAACACTAATATTTATACACGATTAACCAGAAAATACATTAGAACTTCCAGTCGCTGCAGCATTAGGTACCCAACTACCGTGACCACCTGTTGCGTCACCTAATCTATGAATTGCTATACTATTTACTCTTACAGTTGAACTACCTGCCACCGCAGGGTCACCACAACTTGTTGTATCACCAACTCTAATTGAAGCAGCGCTGTTTATTTTAACATTAGGAGAACCACCTGTATATGCTGTTTGATGAAAAGGATTAGGAGTAGGACTTTCGTGTCCAACGTGGACATCTAAACCTGATCTAACACATGCTGGCATTATTTTCCTTGTGAGTTGTAAACCTTAAATGATCTTTTACGAGATTTGTTCATAGAACTTTTTTTAACTCTTTTACTAGTACCTTGAGAAGTCTTTTTTGGCATTCTTTCATGCGCTACAAATGATTTCGCTATTTTTGCCATTATCTTCTAGCCTCTCTCGCTGCTTTTAGTGCCGCTTTTCGTTTATCTGCGATTATCGCTTGTCTAATCTTTCTTCCCATAGGAATTTCTACAGATTGACTGATTTGTTTACCTTTTTTACTCACATATTCTACGCTGATAAACCTATCTTTATAATCACCTTGTACAGCTCTAACTGCTTTCTTTAAACTTGTTTGTTCAGTATCTTTTTCATCGCCATTTTCGTTCCAAAATGTAAATTTTCTCATTTTTGCCATTATATTTTATGCTCCATTAAATAAATCTTCGTTATTTGTTGATTTTGTTTTTTCTTTATCGCATCTACAGTGACCACAACACACAATTTTAGTGCCTTTGTCGTATTCTTTTATACAATCGCCACCACAGTGACAGTCGTGTCCGCAATTTTCACAATATTTTGTCATATTTCTATTTATGTTAGTATTTACAACGCACATTTGCGTGTTTTAGATTCGTTTCTGTTAAATTTTCTTTATTTTTCAACGCCGAATCGCCAATTTTCTCTAAATCTGGCCTAATTTTACACGATATTT